CCTTTCGCGGCTATACGGTCATGCAAAAGCAGCGGATCGTTGACGCTACAGGCGCACGGGTTCCGGCTGCGACGGCTCCGAACCACATCGAGGTCATTGACCCGTGGCGAATCCTCCGCGACGGAATGTCCGGCGATTTCTATTTCAACCCCGAGGGACTGCCGAAGACCGTCACACGGCTCGACGCGGCAATGCGGATCGATCCGGCTGCCGATGCGGTCATCATCCGCGAGGTGCAGCGTCCGCTCGTCCGAATCGCGTTGCTCAAGTTCATCCGGGCGAACCTGTCGGAGAAGGATTGGGACAGCTTTATCGAAATCTACGGCATCCCATCGGCAATCATCATCGGACCTCCTGATGTGCCGGAATCGAAGGCGGCAGAATACCGCGACGCGGCAGAGCAGGCGGCAGAAGGCGGCAGCGGGTACTTGCCGAACGGCTCAAGCGTTTATTTCGGCAAAGAGGCGACAGGGCAGACGCCGTTCAAGGGGCGGCTCGATCACCTGACCGAGAAGCTGGTGCTTGCTGGCACGGGCGGAATGCTGACCATGCTGGCGGAGTCCGGGTCCGGCACGCTGGCAGGTGGAGCGCACGCCGACACGTTCAACACGATAGCACGGGCAGAGGCTCGGGAAATCAGCGCACTGTTCAACCGATACCTCGACGCCGTGGAACTGAACGCACGGTTCCCCGGACAGCGGCACCTCGCATATTTCGAGATCGCGGCGAAGGACAAGGTGGATGTCACACAGGTCATACAGCACGCGCAGACGCTCGCGCAGGCAGGGCTTGCAATCGATCCGGCGCAACTGTCCGAAATGACCGGATACAAGCTGACGGTCAAACCAGTAGCGGCTCCGGCTCCGGCTGCGAACCCGTTTGCGTCGCTGCTCAACTCCGAAGCGCAGAACGCGGTCGACGAGGAGAACCCGAGGCTGGAGCAGTCCGATTTCGAGCGGTTTGATCGCGGATTTGCCGAGGACGTGAAACGCGACTGGCCGGAGATCTGGCAGGCTGGCGGCAACATTCGCGGCAACGAGGCATACGAATATTGGGGCAAGTATCTCGACGGCGACCGTGGCGAGGGAACGCTGAACTGGGTCCGCGAGCGGGAAGCGTGGGCGGCGCGGCACTACAACGACGGCGCACAGTTCAAGGAGGCTGGAGCAGAGCCGAACCTGTCAAACATCGCAGGCGTCATCGCGCAGGTGAAATGGGGCGTTGTGGGTACGCTCGGGCTGCGCGGAATGAAGCGGGTGATCTTCGCATTGAAGGCGAAGCTGCGCGACGAGGCGCGAAACGCTGCACGGGAAAAGACGCTCAACGCATTCGTGAAGCCGCTACTGACCGCCGCCGAGAAAGACCTTGCACCGTTGAAGGCGCGGATTCGTGACCTGCTCAAGGTCAAGGACGACGCGGCATTTGTGGAGGCTTTGAACGCTTTACGGGCTGACCTGCCGGGCATGGTCGGTAATGCCGACAACCTGACCGAGATGCTGGCGGAGTCGATGTCCGCAGCGTTCGCAAACGGAATAGAGGAGGGCGCACGATGAAACTTGAGATTCTGAACGCCGAGGGAAATCTGGACCCGAGCGGCTGGCTGCATCTGATCGCGTTCGGGCGCGTGCCTGTCGATATCGAAACGGCAGACGGTCGCAACGTGCATCTCGTGCAGGTATATGACCGCGACGGCGTGCAGACCATCGTCAACAACTTCCGCTCGATGCAGGAGCAGCAATCGGCGGCAGGTCGCTGGTCCGGGCTGCTGCTCGACTGGGACCATTTCTCATCAGACACGGACAAGACCAGTGAGGCGGCGGGATGGATCATGGACGTCGAGATGCGTGATGACGGACTGTGGGGCCGTATCGACTGGAGCGAGAAGGGGCGCGAGGCTGTTGTCGGCAAGGCGTACAAGTTCGCAAGCGTCACGCACTCACTGGCAGACGCGGAGATGATGGGCGACGGGGATATCCGCCCGCTGTCGATCAAGAAGGCTGCGCTGACGAATGAGCCGCGCAACCGACTGCTAAAACCGTACGACGTCGAGCTTGTCAACCGCGCTGTGCAGAAATCAGTTGACGACCAGAAGGAAGCTGATAGCCTCACCACACAAGCGGACTCTGCGGGCGCAGAGAACGCGCAGGAGGTTGTCATGGATTACAAGGCGGCGATCATCGAGTTTCTGGGCATCCCGGCGGATTCATCCGACGAGGCCATTTCTGCGGCTTTGCTCGCGCACAAGTCGAAGATGGGCGAGATGGAAGACGCGATGAAGAAGCAGATGGACGAGATGCAATCCGGCTACGCTTCCAAGGAAGAGCAGATGCAGAACCGCATCAAGGCTCTTGAAACCGCGCTTGTCGAGTCCGACATGATCGAGCACAAGGACGTAATCGCAAACGCCGACACGATCCGCGAGGCTCTGCTCAAGAACCGCGACGCGACGCTTGCCGTGCTCAAGAGCGTGGCGAAGCCGTCCGGCAAGCTCCTGCACAACCGTGGCGCAGGTCCGGTCAAGGCCGGAACCGACGCGCAGCTCGATGCGGTCAACGAGCTTCGCAACCGCGACAAGATTTCGTTTGACGAGGCGTGGGATCGCGCTCGTCGCGAGAAACCCGAACTGTTCAAGTAAGCAACCAAGGAGGACGACAAATGCCTGTAGTGAAAGCGAACGCGATTGTGGCGATGACCCCGGCGGCGGACCAGTCCGACAAGCAGGGATACCTCGTCAAGAACAGCAGCGGCGACGCCGCGATTGTGGCTGCAACGACCGATCTGCCGATGGGCGTGATCGTTGACGGCGAAACGACCTCCGGCAAGAGCTCGATTGCCCTGATGAACTTCTCCGGCACGGTTCACATCAAACTGTCCGGCACGGTCGCGGCTAACGCGCTCTTGCAGGTTCAGAATGACGGCACCGTCATCACGGACGCGGGATCGTCCGCTCGCATCATCGTCGCTCGCGCTCTGGAAGCTGGCGTGTCCGGCGACCTGATCGAAGCCGCGTTCTACGGACCGTTGATCTACACGTAATCACAGCAGATAACAGGAGGAAATCATCATGGGACTTCGCACAGTATCGAACATAAACCAAACCCTGACCAACTACGCGCAGGGCATCGCGCAGGACCGTCGCTCGGCTCTTGCTGACTTCATCGCTCCGGTTGTCCGCGTCGCCGCGAGCATCGGGCAGTTCAAGAAGTTCAGCGAGAAGAACGACTTCCTTGTGTACAACACGGCTCGCGCTGTGGGTGGATCGGCAACCCGGATCGTGTTCGACGCTTCGGACGCGACCTATAACTGCTTGCCGCAGGCGTTGGAAATCGCCATCGACGACGCAGAGCGTGCGGCGTCCGGCGACGACCAGCTCGGCATCGAGCAGAGCAAGGTTGCCTCTGTCGTCTCCGCTGCGATCCTCGCGCACGAAGATCAGGTCTTCACCGCGATCAAGTCGGCTGTCAGCGCGACGGGCGGCGTCGGCGTGTGGTCATCGGCTTCCAATGATCCCGTGGCCGAGATCGACGCGCAGATTGAAACCATCGCGACGAACACGGGCATCATGCCGAACCGCATTGTGTTCGGGCTGGGCGCGTGGACGAAGTTCCGCAATCACCCGAAGGTCGTTGCCAAGTTCCCCGGCGCGGTTCTGGTCGGTGTCACAACGGCGCAGGCTGCGAGCCTCTTGCTGAATCCCGGCATCGAGGTCCGCGTTGGCGTGCTCGGCAAGGACAGCACCAAGCTGGGCCAGACCAAGAGCGGCACGAACGTCGTCGGCAGCGAGGTGTTTGTTTTCATCGGCAACGATTCGCCGACCGTGTACGACCCCTCATTCGCGAAAACCTTCATGGCTGGCGCGGGTGGCGTGACCAGCGTGCGCGAATACCGCGACGAGTCCGCCCGTTCGGACATCTACGCCGTGGATTGGGCTCGCGACATCGAGGTCGTTTCAACGGCTTGCGTCAAGCGCATCACCGCCAGCTAATCGGAGGACACATGAAGAAAATAATCAGCCTCATTGCGGGATTGTCCGCTGGCGTCGTCATGGCCGAAGTGCCGCACAAGGCGTCGGCTTCCTTCGCTCTCGGTGGCGCGACCATCGAGAACACGAAGGATTACGTGGTCTGGACCCCGAAGACGATTGACGTCTCCGGCGTTCTGCCCGCTTCCGCGACTGGCACGGTGAAGCACGTCGAGGACAGCGTGACGAACACGGTTGCGACGATGATCGTTGCTTCCGGGCTCGGCACGACGACCGTGACGAATGGCCCATACCTGTTCAAGGGCGGCAAGCTCGTCCTTTCAGGATTCGGAACGAACGCTGCCGCTGGCACCGTTCGCGTAGTGTTCACGCAGTATCCTTGACCAGCACCCCGCACCGGGCTGACGGCGGTTTTACCCTTTCCCGTCGTCAGTCCGGTCGCGTTGGGGAGGAGTCCGCATGGCGTGGGTGACAATCACAGAGGCGGATGTCCAAACCCGCTTGGCTGGCGCGGAGCTTTCCGCATACCGGACCGCTGCAAAGGCGTCCGGACAATCCGATCCGCTCACAGAGATCATTTCCGCAGTTGTCGATGAGGTGCGCGGCTATATCGCAGCGTGCGACCGCAACACGCTAGGCGCAGGCCAGACCGTACCGAGCAAGCTGAAATCCGCGACGCTTGCCGTGATCCGGTACAAGCTCGTCACGCGGCTTCCAATCGCGGTCAATACCGAACGGACGACTGAGTATCGTGACGCCATCGCGCTGCTGGAGCGGACCGCCGATTGCAAGTTTGCCATTGAGGAACCCGCAACCGAGTCGAGCGAGATCATCGCAGGCACCCGCCCGTCAATGGGCGAGCGGACGTTGACCTATAACCGCGACAATCAGGACGGCGCATGATGAAAAGATGGATCGCATATATCCTGACGCCGTGGATGATCTACGCGCAAGACCTCGACGTCCGCACGATCAGCCGGACAAACGATACGCGCAACACGCAGACAAAGCCGCTGGTGTCGTGGTATCAGGGCGAAAAGGTGCAATACGATCTATGGATTCGCGCAGGCACGAACGCGATGTACGTCCCCGGCACCGCAACGCCGATCTGGTACGCGACGGATACGACGCTCACAAACTATTACCTTTTCCTGACCGGAACCGTTGTCAGCGCGGCAGGCGGGCAGGTGCGCTTCATTCTGCCATCTACGCTGTCAGGGCTGGCGGCTGCGACGTACGAGTCCGCCGTTGTCGTGTATGACGGATCGCCAACTGGACAGCCTCCGCGACTGGTCGGAGATCGCTTACAGGCGCGGGTGCAATGGTCGCCCAACTACTCCGGGCTTTACGTCGGACCCTTCCCGCGTGGGACGAACTACTATATCGACGAGAACACGATTGTTCTGCCGAGCTTCTGGTCGCAGTACGAGCCGGACATCCTCGCGCAACTCAACCTAGACACCGGAACCATTTCGCGCATCGAGGCGAACAACGTCCTGACATCGAACAGCCTGTTGACGGCTGTCGGTCTGGTATCCAGCAACAACGCCGGGCTGGGCGTCAGCGTTTCCAATTGGCAGGTCAAGGCGCAAGGGGACCTGTCTTTCATTTCAAACCGGGTGGATATAAACAGCGGGGCTATCTCCACAACGCAGGTGGACATCGTGCGGGCGCAGACGACCGGATCGGCGGCGTATGCGTACGCGCTCGCGGTCAGCAACGATCTGGGGACGGCGGTAAATGCGGCGCAGGCTGCGGCAAATACCGCGCAGGCAACTGGCGTCGCGGCGTACGTCTTCGCAGGCACGGCACAGGCTACAGGCGTCGCGGCGTATGCGCTGGGGGCCGTGGCGTCAAATCTGGCGCGGCAGGCGCAGACGACGGGCGTTGCCGCATACGCTCGGGCGGAATCGGCGTATGATCTGGCGCAAACGGCATTTACCGAGGCGCAGATTGCGAATCAGACCGGAACGATTGCTTGGGTGCTCGCAGATGAGGCAAAGACGCTCGCCGTCGTTGCGTCGAATCTGGCGGACAGCGCGTACACAATCGCGAGCGCGGCGGCAACTGGCGTCCCGGTCTATGTGGAAGCTGACCCGATCTGGACTGCGGCATCGACTGGGTATCTGACCAAGGTCGCATTCAATACGGACGCGATGACGATACGCGGCGGAACCATCACCAACTTTCTAATTTTCACAAACTCGGCAAACGGTCCAGACCTAGACCGCGCAAGCAGCATGACAGTGGGCTATACTAGCATCATCGACTCGCTCAACATCAAGTGGGAGAGCGCGGACGATATGGGATACCTCGCTGCGCGGTTCGGTGACTATGGCATTGGTCAACCATACTGGACGATCTTTTCCCCGACGAACGGAGACGTCGGCGGCTCATTTGTCATGTGGCATCAGGGCAACCGTGGCGGCGCGTTTCTGACAAAGACGAATCCCGTCGTGCTCGGGCGTGTCACCTTGCCGGACGCTGGCGGGACTGGCGATCCGATCCAGCTCTTTGCCGACTCGACAAAGCTCTACACCTACCGAGGCGGGCAACTTTCCGATGTGACAAACGAAGTTGCCTATGTATCGAGCACGGTTGCCGGAGCGTTCAACTCCGACGCGCTCGGCACCCTTCCGGCGGCGTCATATCTGACCGTCGTTGCTTTCCAGTCCACACAAACGAACTACGCCCGGTTCCTCTCCTCTGCGGTCGCTCCGGTGACGCCGACGAACACGGGCGCAAATGGCGAGATGCGCGTTGACGTCACGAACCTGTACATCTACGTCGCCCGCAGCAATCGCTGGCTACGCATTCCGGGGAGCTTCTCATGGTGATACGTCTTGCGGCTCTGCTCATCCTCGTTGGCTGGACCGCATCGGCGCAGGTCTACACGTTCACGAACAACATCCTTGCGCTCGATCCGAACGCGCACCCGATCACGGTGACGGATGGATACCCGTTCACGTACACGCTGACGGCAAACGAAAACGGCAGTCCGTACAACCTGTCCGGGCTGACGGTTCGGCAGGACTGGCGCGACACGAACGGCACGTTTCTTCTGTCGTACACGGCAACCGTTGTCACGGCGACATCCGGCATCGTCCGCGTGCAGGCGACTCCAACCGCTCCTCCGTTCATCCTGAACAGTCGATACGAGGCGAAGATATTGGCGTTCAGCGGCACGAACCTTGTCGCAACGCTTTCGCACGACTACGCATTTGCGGCGGAAAACATCTACGCAGGCGAGTTCGGCAATTTCTTCCAGACGTACAGCACGAACACGGCTTCGCTCGGGATCGTCTCCGCTGCGAGTCTGACGGCAACAGTAGTCGGCGCGGGGACGTTCTACGGCAACGGGCAGTTCCTCGCAGGCGTGGCGACTGGCTCGCCGCTGTACTCGGTAAATCTGGCACCGTATGCGACTGGGACGCCGTTATACGTGGAGGCAGACCCGGTGTGGGTCGCTGATTCGACTGGATACCTCACGCGGGTACTCGCGGCGTCAACGTACGCAACCGGGGCTCCGATCTACAGGCTGACCGCGAGCAGTCTCAACTTTACGAACGCGGGCATCGAGTCGGCTGATTTCCTCGCGCTCGACCTTGCACCAACTGGCGCGGCTGCGATCGGCAAGATTCAATGGGACACGGCGAACGGGACACCTGCTGTGACTCTGCTCGGCGGCAACATCACGACGCCGCTGTCGCAGCAGATGGTAGCCTATGTCCGCAACGCCGAGACTAGCACGCTGACAAAGGGGACCGTCGTTTACCTGTTCGGCGCATCCGGCGACCGAGCGACGGTCAAGCGGGCATCATACACTGGCGATGCGACATCCGCGAAGACCTACGGCATCGTGCTGGAGTCCATCGCGGCAAATGCGCTCGGCTATATCGGCACGCACGGCATCGCAAATAACATCGACACGTCGTCATTCGCAGAGGGTGCCGAACTGTGGCTCGGTCTGAATGGCACCTTGCAGACCAACCGCCCGGTCGCTCCGCTGCATGGCGTCCGTATCGGCGTCGTGGAAAAGTCGAACGTCGGCGCGGGTCAGATCGCGCTCTTTATCCAGAACGGATACGAGTTGCAGGAGTTGCACAACGTATATCTGAACGGCGTCACCAATCTGGACATCCTCGCCTACAACAGCGTGTCGAGCCGCTGGGAAAACTTCACGCTGTCCGCTGCCGGGATCGCGACCGGATCGCCGCTGTACGAGGTCACGCTGACCAACTACGCGACCTTGCCGGACCTCATCGCCGTGTCGAACGTGGCAAACTCCGCGCTGACGGCATCAAGCGCAGCATCGACAACATCTGCGCTCGCGTACGCAATCGCGGTCGTCGCTTCCAACCTTGCCAAGACGGTCGAGCCTATCGCGACAAACGCGGCGCAGGACGTTCTCGGGCTTGGCGTCGTGGTCAGCAACAACATCGCGAACCTTGTCACCGTGTCGAATACATTGCAGAGCGTGAACACGAACCTGCTGGCGGGCATCGCGCTGGCATCGAACGCGCTCTACATCGTCTGGACGAATGAGCAGGCGTCTCGGATCGGGGCGGACGCGAGCCTGTCAAACGACGTGTCGAGCTTCAACACGACGCTGACAACGAACCTGACGACCGTCAGCAACTACTTTCAGGTGAGCTTCACGGGCGAGGCTGCGGCGCGGATCGGAGCAGATGCGGCTCTGACGGCTGCGCTGCTATCGGCTCAAGCGGACTACAGCAACCTTGTATCAAGCGTCAACGCGGCAACGCTCGACGGGTATGACGGCGCGGACTTTACCCTGCTGACGACCTTCCAAAGCTATCAGACGAACGTCATGCGGCGCGTTTTCACCTACCCGACAAACGGGCAGACGGTTGGCACCCTGTCCGGCGTAGCCTTCACGAACGCGGGCGGCACAAACATCATCGCGTTCTATCTGGAGAACGCACGCGGCAGCGGAACAGGCGGCTGGGTCGAGGTCATCGGGACACTGAAATGAGGCGGCTTGCGTTTATAGCGTTCGCGCTCCTGCCGCTATTCGCAGCGCGTGCGAACGTCTACAGCGTCAGCAACGATGTGGTGACGTTCACCTGCACAGACCGGACGCTGCCCGTGGACATCCGCTACGGATTCCGGTTTACGGCCAAGGCATATCAGGGCGCAACGGTCATCGATCTGTCTAACCGCGTCGTGCGGTATAAGGTGTTCGATCTGCGCGACAATCAGGTCGTGCAGGAGACAGAGGCGCAGGTCGATAGCACGAACGACACGGCGACCGCATCGCTGCTCCTGACCGGATTACAGCCGGGACAGTACGAGGGCAAGATGCTGTCCTATAACACGAACGACGTGCTGGTCGCGACGCTCTCATGCGATAGGCTCGCGGCGTTCATTGAGGCGGACAGCATCGCGTGGACGAATACGCTTTTGACAGTCACCAATCTGGGCGCGTCAGGCGGAGGCGGCGGCTCAACCAGCGTCACCGTGACCAACCTCATCGTCAGCACCAACCTCATCAGCGTGACCGTGACCAACACGGGCGGCGGCGGTGGCGGCTCCGGTACGCTCTCGGGCTTCAACTCGGCGACCACGGGCGGCGTGTTTCTCGTCGTGTCTAACGGCTGGGACGCATCGATCACCAATGAAGGCAACGTCTTCACGATATACACGGGACTGCCGAGAGGCGCGACTGGCGTCAATCAAGTCGCTACATGGAACGGCACGAACTGGATCGCGACGGCACTGGGCGCACCGACGCCAACGCCGAGCGTGGGGACGAATGTTCAGAAGTTTGCGACCGTATGGGGCGTGACGAATACCTTTGTCGCACCGTCAACGCAGATCATGTTCACAGTATGGGGCGCGACTGGTGGAGGCGGATCGGGAGGTGGCGGTCACTCTCGCGCACTATGGGTCGGGGCGGCA